AGAAGACTCCGTGGGAGTGATTGTAATCGAGCCTTCGGGTAGGGATTCGGCGAAAGCGGTTAAGCCTTTTACCGCCGGGATTGACACGAGACCAAGGTGGCGAAGTGCCAACTGGCCCGGTGTCGGATTGGTGTCGGCGTCGGGTAAGTAGAACGAGCTGCTGACCTTTTTGAACACACCATCGCGGATAAGGCGTTCGGCCTTGGGGGTCAGTTCGACTTTCCCCCAAAGCGACTTGCCTTTCCGCCAGACTTCGCGCACCCAGCCAAGAGCCGGAGTGCCATCGTCCTGGTCATGGCCGATAATCAATGGCGCCTCGTGACGACCCGGATCGTAGCTTGTGACCACTTGATCCAGATCCTCATCCGCAAACACCATCTTCTGGCCGCTGGAGCTGATCTGAGGCCCAGATTTAAACAGCTCGATATACACCGTGCGTTTGGGTTGAGCCTCAGTCAACGGACCGGATTCGTTCAGGACGATCTCTTCTCCGCCTGGCGGCGGAGAACTCGTCATTGTTTTGCGAAGTCGTCTAGTCATACAATTAGCTTTAAACGGTTTTGGTGATATACGTCATCAAACGTTCAGGTTAGTCGCGCTAAGAAACGCGGTAAACCGCTCTTCGTTACGGCTGAATGAGTCGCTAAGGAGAGATACCTGGCCGACCGGTGTCCGGACGATCGTGATCGCGAGACGCTCGAGGGTCGGGCTGGTGGCAACATATGCATCCATACGGACCGTGCCTTGCTCCAGTAGAGCCGGGGAGTTGTTGCCGTCACCACATACAACGAGGTATGCTTGTTCGGGGCGATTACCAAACAACGCACCTTGCCGATAAAACTGGTTCAGGATTTGGGTCGCGATGGACTTTACTCGACTGTATACCGTAGTCGCGCTATCGATACTCTCGAACAGGATGTCGTCGAAACTCCGGTTCATCACGTCAACGAGGACGTTGAGAATGACACGGGTGTTCACGTAACGGAACAGGGCGTTGCTGGCGAGGGTCCGAGAACCCCACACGACAATGCCACGGTTGGGCAGGGATCGGATCGGGTTCAGCCCCAGTGCGTATGTAACTTCTTGTTGTTGTGCGGTGATGTTGAACTTGAGGCCAATCACACCACGGAGCGGGTAGCGCGAGCCGGCGGGCGGCTGCTGGAAACCCTCATTGATATAGCGACCGCATGCGATACCGGCTACAAACGAGCTGGGAGGAACGAAACGATCCGACGGGTTCTTCAGATACGGGGCGAAGAACGCCGCGTGACCGTATGGGACACCGACGGTCCGTTTGATCAGGGTCAGCTCGTCCTGGGCCTGAGACAGGTTTTCCACGTCACCACCACAGTCGATCAATGCGACGTGCTGGGTGTTACTGATGCCTTCGGTTACACCGAACCGGCCTTCGGCCGCCGCGACAAGCGTTTGAGTGACTTTTAGCCGTTCAGTAGCTGCTTCGGTGCGGGAGGCGAGATCGGAATCCGCTGAGTACGCAAGTACACTGTACGCTTCCGGCGCCATGAGGAAGCCGGGTGCGTAGTACTCACCCCCCATGCCTTTCTCAATCGCGTAGACGAAGTCCTGAGCCTTAGCAGCGGAAGTAAGTTTGTAGCCTTCGTACCCGACCTCCTCAACAATCGAAGTCAGCTTGACGACGTTGTCATCCAGGAGTCCCTGGCGATTCGTGCCAGGCAGCACGGGGCTGACCAGGCCGTTTTTCGATGTCACCCGAACCTTCAGCACGTAGTCGAAGGATACGAAGCTGTTAGCGAAAGACTTATCGAGACGGGCGGTAGCACCAGCGGAAACGTTGACGTTCGCCGGGGTCACAGTCGCCGTATCCGCATCTGTGATGGTGGCTACGGTGAACCGAGTGCCGTTGACAACGATCACGCTACCGATACCGAGTTCTTGCGTAAACTGTGTACCGGTGCCGGCCAAAGCTCCAGCCGTGATCGCCACCGTACCCGTCAACGTGATATCGTCGATATCCGAACGGATGAACGGGGCGCCCGCTGCCGATACCAGATTCGATACGGAATAGCCGTTGTTCGGCGCGTAGCTGGTCCCACTGTAGTTTGAGCCGGTAGGTACGGCTTCGACGTTATAGAATCCGTCAAGACCCTTCTCGGCCAGGATCGCAACAATCTCATCGCGAAGGCCCTCAGCCAATTCGTCCGGAGTCGCACCGTTGACGATAATGGCACGGTTTTCACCCGCAACGGACACGTAGAACACTTGAACGGAGTCGGGCAGGTAGCCAGTTCGTACGGCGACTCCGCCAAGCGTAGTCACGGTTCCGGTTGGAACGATAGAGTTAAGGCCGGACACCAGCTTCGCGAAGGAAGTCGTCGCCAGATCGTATCTCCAATACGCCGCGTCGGCATCCGCCCACTTATCACCCGCACCCACACCGGAGCTGAAGTCCTTCGACACAGCGACGATCTTGTCATCCGCGATGCTGGTAACTCCATTAGCGGCCAAGAAGTCCTTTAGGATGTCGGATTGGTCGGCAGCGGGATCGTAGGTCGCAGGTACCGCTGCGTTAGCGGCGGCGATAAACAGGCTGACGGCCGAGCCATCAACATACAATACAGTTTCGCCTGTCTCGATCTCCCGGCTCTTGCAGCGGAAGTTGATCTCTTTGATCGACGTATACAGTTTGACGACACTGGCCGTATCCAGATTCAGCGGAGACACATAGTCCGTATCGCTGAAGTTATAGGCGACGAATCGGTCGACTTCGGGCAGTAGGGTGTTGTCGCGAGCGAAGATCCGAAACTTGCCTTGAGTCGCCTCGGTAGCCGTCTGTTCAACCTTATAGAAGTCGCTAAAGCCGTCGGAATCTGCACCGGATAAGAAGTTATACAGGTCGCGGGCGTTATCGATTTGGTCAATCGCCGTGGTCACGATAACCTTGATCTCGTCACCATCCGGATCCAGGACGTTGATCGGGGTGCCGAAGTACCTCCCGTTCACTTTAATCGCGAAGGCGTTGTATCCGGCCCCTGCCGCACTCGCGCTGATATCGATGACGGTTTCAGGGGTCGGGGTCACCCGGGTAAAGTAAAGGATACCATTCACCCCCACGTTGTCAAAAAACCCCTTTACCGCATCGTAGGTGGTCAGTGCGCCGACACTACCGGACGGAGTCGACCCACCAATCTTCTGCAGGTATTCCTCAGCCGATGCGACTTGGGTGGGAAGATACGGTGTAAATTCCGAATAAATATTCTCGCTACCCGCACCATAGTATTCATCCGCCGGAGTCGTTCCGAACAGATACCCTACGGCATGACTAGCGATAGGTTGTGGTAGGCCGCCAGTAGCCGACTGGGTAACAAATACCCCCGGCCGGTTCAGCGTGCCGACATTCACTGTAGTTGCCAAAGCTAACTCTCCGTGTTGACAGATCTATCACTAAAGCTTTCAACTACGGCGGGTTGGGAATTACACATCCACGCTATCTTTAGTACCGTATACTTTATATAACTCATACAAATTGGTCATTAACCAGTCCGAGCATGGGTTGTCACCCATCATTCGGGTCACACGTCTAATCAGTTTGTTGAAGTCATCCGGGCTCATAACCCTGGCCACAAATTTCACGTACCGGTTAAGTTCCGACACATCCTCCGCCCGGGCTATCGCATGCAGAATAACCATGTACTGCAGGATCTCCTCGACCGTTAACTCTTCGCTAAACTTCTGTAGATGGGGGTGATGGTCGGGCATAACGGTTAGGGTTCTTCGGGTGCCAGTGGCGTCTTGTTCGGGTTCATTTCGTCCATCGCCTCCTTGTGGATCTGGCACATCGCGACAAACTTCGACATCGGGACGGATTCCATAATGGCCACGTTTCCAAACGATCCGTTCTGGACCGCATAACACTGCCGGAGCCAGATCTCCTTCGGCATATAGTTCTTTAGGATGTGGGCCTGGACCTCCCGGTAAAGCGCCCGTATAGCGTTCGGAATCAGACGGGAGAAGTCGTCACGGGACGGGACGGACAGGTGCTGAAGAAGGCCGATAACGTCGTTACTGGACAACACCGTCTCCTTACTCCCCAGTAACGTATCCAGGTACTCAAGGTCCAAGCCGGTTATGTCTCGAAACGATACCGTCCTGCCCCTAACGTCCACACATGTCACCGTGTAGTCATGATTCAGCTTCGTCGTCACTTTTCATGTCGTCGTCGTCGTCGTTCCCCTCCACCCCCAGCAACTCATTGATCGCCCCTCCGAGCTTCCGAATCTGCCGTGACCGCAACCGCTTCGCATCCTTCAGCGTCAACTTCCGCCCCCCCTGTTCCGGACAGTGCAGGATGCAGATGATCTTCAAAGTGGCCTGGACCTCATCCAGTGACTTGTCACCTGAGATCTTATTAATTTCGATGAGGTCCTCGGCACTGGGTTCTTGTAGGGACAGGAACTTGCCCGGTGCGATTTCAACCGCGATGACCTCGGGGTCCCCGAAATCAAAAAACGAATCCGTGTCCTGAGCGACGGTTTCCAGTTCCCGAAGAGATTTAGACGATAGTGCCATGACGATTATGGTTCTGTACTTACCTCTCACCGGAATCTGGAGAAATCGTAAGGCGGCTCGTAGTTGAAAGCAGGGTAGGAGTTTGAGTTTTCCGTGAGCGTTCAACAAAATCCCTATGAATACTGGAGCGACGAGCGAAGCGAGTCGGATTACCGGAGCAGGGAGACTCAGGCGAGTTCGTTGACTCGGCAGATGCTAAGGCAGCCGGAATACCTACGTAGCCGGAACAGGGTGAATCCCGGTCCGTTACGGAACAGTCGCGCTCAAGCCGCTGACTCCTCCATTCAGACCCCTCACGAAACCCGTAACGAGGATATTTGGGGTTGGCAGAGGTGGACGGAGAAAGACTACTATCTCGTGGAGTCGGAGGTGTCAAACAACCTCCTCGAGGAGACGGATTCGGGTACAGGGAGCGGCGGCGAAATCATCTATCCCGATTACACGTCTGGTGTTGTCAGCCCGACAGTCATCCCGACTTCCCGTTCGGGGGTTTTCGAATACACCCAGTCGGAGGCTTCCGATACGTGGCTAATCACGCACAACTTGGGGTTCTACCCTTCTGTCGAATTGTTTAACAGCTTGAGGGGAGAGGTAGAGGGAAATGTGACTCACGTCTCTAGAAATGCTGTTAGCGTAACATTTAACATGCCCATTTCCGGGTACGCAAGGTTAAATTAAAATGTCTAAGGAAATTTTAACAGATTACGATTTTAAAAACGTTAGCCGTATCAGGAATCTTCCGGAGGCCACTGAAGACACCGAGCCGGTAACTTTTGGTCAGTTGAAAGCTTACCAGGAGAGTGCATCGGCTATCGATTTCTCTGATGCTGTAGATGGGAGTATCCCGGTTTACAACGAACAATCCGGCAAATTTGTAGCCGATCAAGAAACCACAAAACTTACAATTACTGACGGAGGTAATTTTTAACCATGGCTAGCCCGATTAGAGTTAGGCGCCGTACTACGGGGTCACCTGGATCACCCTCTACCCTTCTTAATGCTGAACTAGCCTATAACGAGGTTGATGACGTTCTCTATTACGGTCGCGGAGCCGATGTAAACGGAGATGCTATCACTATCCCCGCTATCGCGGGTCCAGGTGCGTACACGACTCTGGCTACAGAGCAAACAATTAGCGGTAATAAGACGTTCACTGGAAACGTTATTGTCCCAACTCAGCTATCTACAGACGATAGCACTAAGGCTGCTAGCACGGCATACGTTAAGTCCCAAGGATACCTGACAGGAAACCAGTCTATCACTGTTTCCGGAGACGCTAGCGGTTCAGGTGCCACATCTATCACTTTGACCTTGGCCAGTGTTGGCACGTCTGGAACCTACACTAAGGTGACGACCGATGCGAAAGGACGCGTCACCTCCGGCACCACGCTCAGCGCCAGTGATATCCCCACGCTGACCGCCAACAAAATTAGCGACTTCGACACCCAGGTCCGCACCAACCGCCTGGATCAGATGGCGGTCCCCACCGCTGCGGTCTCGCTCAACAGCCAGAAGATCACCGGCCTGGCGGACCCCACCGACCCCCAGGACGCGGCCACCAAGGCCTACGTCGACGCCAGCCGCCTCGGCCTCGACATCAAAGAGTCGGTCAAAGCGGCCACCACCGCCAACATCACCCTCTCCGGTGAGCAAACCGTTGACGAGGTGGCCCTGGTGGCCGGTGATCGCGTACTGGTCAAGAACCAAAGCACGGCATCGGATAACGGCATCTACACCGTCGCCAGCGGATCCTGGGTCCGGGCGCTGGACTTCAACACCAGCACCAAGGTCACCCCCGGCGCGTTCACCTTCGTCGAGCAGGGCAGCACCAGCGCCGACTCCGGTTGGGTGCTGACCACGGACGGGGCGATCACCCTGGGCACCACGGCGCTGAGCTTTGCTCAGTTCTCAGGCGCCGGCCAGATCGACGCGGGCAACGGCCTAACCAAGGCCGGCAACACCCTAGCCGTGGGCACCGCATCCAGCGACCGTATCGTCGTCAACGCCGACAGCATCGACCTGGCCACCATCGGCACCGCCGGCACCTACCGATCGGTAACCGTAGACGCCTATGGCCGCATCAGTGCCGGCACCAACCCCACCACACTATCCGGATACGGCATCACCGACGCCCAGCCACTGGACGCCACGCTGACCGCCCTGGCCGGTGTCACAGTCGCCGCCAACCAAATCGTCTACGCCACCGGCGCTGATACGTTCACCGTTACGTCTTTGACTTCTTTCGGCCGCAGCCTTGTCGATGACGCCGATGCCGCTGCAGCCCGCACTACTCTGGGACTAGGAACCATCGCTACTCAAAACTCCAACAACGTTTCGATTACTGGTGGGACTATTGACAACGTCATTATCGANGGAGGAACTTTCTAANCACCATGCCATACTATAACAACCCTGGNCANGTTAACGACGANGCGTTAAATATTGCNAACGGTAANACATTCCAAGTAGTNCANGTAGCGGATTCTGGCGGTAACGTTACGGGTGTCGGGTCAANTTTAATNGGACCNCTGGTNTCCGGTTTTACTTACCCGAGCCATGANGGCGTTGTGATGACTTACACCTCNGGACAACTCACCGNGATCNCNCACAAATCCGGATCTACNACAGTGTCTACTGTCACTATCNCCTACGACGGTGACGGCAACGTGACCTCAATCTTACAGGCCGTCTAATTTTAGTTGAAAACACCAGAGGATAATCTTTACTCACCATGTCCAACCCCATACGCATAAAACAATCGGCCGTACCAGGACGAATTCCGACCACTGGGGACTTGTCTCTTGGTGAGTTAGGTATTAATACTTACGACGGTAAGTTGTTTACTAGGAAGGATAATGGCAGCCCGTCTATCGTGGAGATAGGGTCGGGCAGTGGTGGTACGTTTGTTCCTGGTCCAATAGCTGAAACGAAGCAGGTTATATCCGAAAATTACACTATGTCTTCAGGGTACAACGGTATTTCTCTGGGTCCGGTTGAAATATTAGCCGGATATACAGTTACCGTGCCGGCTAACTCCACTTGGATGGTTTTGTAATGGCATACGGTTCTCTAAAAATCGATACGGTTGTAACCGGCACTAAAACTATCACGCTGGACAATCTACTGGACGGTTCTGCTGGTAGCATAACCGGGACTATGTTATCCGACGGTACTATAACAGATGTTGATATCTCCAGTACGGCAGAGATAGCAGTAAGTAAGCTGGCTGATGGTGCCGCTCGGCAACTCCTCCAGACCGACGCGGCCGGAACCGGTGTTGAATGGTCTTCAAATATAGATGTTCCGGGGACGTTAGATGTCACTGGAGTAGCTACTTTTGACTCCGCTTCTCGTGGCGCGGTGGGGAGTTTAACTTCAGCCTCCACAGTAACTGTTAACATGGCAGTAGCAAATAACTTCTCGTTGACCCTAGGGCACAATGTTACCCTAGCTAACCCCACCAACCTCGTAGCAGGTCAGTCAGGTATAATTACAGTTACACAGGCTGCTAGCGGTGGACCTTACACTTTGTCTTACGGCTCTTACTGGAAATTTTCAGGCGGAACACTCCCCAGTAAAACAATTACCGCTAGTAGTGTTGATGTCCTAGCGTATTACGTAGAGAGTTCTACGCGAATAACCGCCAGACTTTTAACCGACACCAAATAACACATTTTTAGTTGAAAGCATGGCATAGGGGTTAATCTCTTCGACGTCAATGTCCCATGTCAACTTTACCAAAGACCAGATCGCAGCGTGGCAGCAGTGGGCGAGAAGATCCCAAGCCGGATCTGGAAGTAACGGTTCCGGAGGGAACCGGGCTAACCCCGGAGCCGGAAACTCCGGCCTCGTCGAACGAGCAGTCGATTACCCCCGACCTTCCGGCTTCGTCACCCGACCCGGCACCGGTTGTAGGAGTTGCGGCCGGCTGCGTTAAAAAGCCAATAGTCGCTGCTCCCCTCTCCGTTACCGACCTCAAGCTCGCCCGGAAAATGAGCAAAGCGATAGCGGGTGTGCTAGGGTTGTCTAGAAAGTCCCGTTCGGTGAAGGTGTAGCGAAAGTGTTTAACACGGACGCCGAGATCAGTGTCTTGTCCGAGTCGTTGAGAAACTCGGGTGACGTCGACGGCGTGCTGGAGTCGTTATATTATGTCGCCCAAAATCATACACCGTTCGGGCTGTATGTCGCCACGGCGGACCGCAGCAACTGTATGTGGATTTTTGATCCGCCGACCTTGTACGAGATGCTGGGTGGGGAGGATATTCACGATAAAACCTTCCGGTCCGTGTTCGTCGACGATATCGAACGCGCCAACGGTATCCTGTTCTACGTGCTGAAGAAGGTCGGCCCGGTGGTGGCAGTCAGAATGTCGGAAGAAACGGTTCGAAGTGTTATCGACACGCTCGAACTCGAGCCCGGTTAGTACTCCAGCTTGACGTAAGTCAGAGATACGGATATTGCGGCGGATCCTCCGGACTTATTCGTAACCTTCACATATACGTTACTGGTTACGGGAGAGTCGTAGTTAAAACCTGTGACGCCCGGTGTCATCTTGCGTACACCCGGACCCGTGATTGATACGTCCGTAATGACACCGGCTCCAGGGGTGGCCGGTGTACCTTCCGCCCTCGCTGCATCATCCGTCCGGGAAGTCGGGTCTGTGTACAGAACGACTCGTGCCGTATGAGAAACCTCAACAGAAACCAGCACGTAAGATTTTGCAGCGGGTATGGTGATTTCTGCCGAGGCGCTATTCGCCACCGATGACGTAGTCACCGTAATCTTCTTCCTGCTCTGCAGTAACAGATTCTCATCTACCGATACCTGTCCATTCACCCACTTCGTACCATCAAATTTAAGTACGTTTTCGGTCTGTGGGTTGTCTATTACGACATCAGTTAATCCGTTCAGGTTGTAGGTCAGGTATTCATTGGTCCAAACCGCCCCGTTGTACTTAATAACCTGGTTATTTAAGGGGCTATTAATCACCAACCCGGTCAGGTTGTTAATATTTCCGGTTCCGGAGAGGTCTGGAGCAGGAGACCAAGAGGACCCATTCCATTTTAATACCTGCCCTGTGCCAGGTGTCTCATCACCAATACTTACATCGGATAACTCGCCAATCGACTTATCGGATATACTGGTCAGGAACGTGGTGGTATCAATGTTATTAACAGTGTCTATGGCCTCCGTCAACAAGGAACGGTAGGACTGAAAGTCGGACTCTAGGGCCTCAAACGCCCCCTCCAGATTGGTGAAGCCTTCAGCTACCGAGTCCGATAATGCACCCTGCGCGGAAGCGACAGCGGTCGCAAACGACTTCAAGTCTCGGATCTTCGCATAGGTGCGATCGGCCGTCCGGACGTTCAGGATGCCGGTCTCGGTAACGGGGTCGATGCATTCGGCGAGGCTGGTGCCGAGCCTCAGGCCGCTTTTCACACCCCGGCCGTCCTCAACGAACAATGACGTCCCCTCAACAAACCCATCCTGGGCCAGCACCTCCCCCGTGCTGGAAAGCTCCTGCCGGGCGATGTTCAACAACCCGCCAGCATAATCCTCAATAAACCTTGTCCGGAGATCTGCCATGTCGTCGTTGTTACTATCCTATCCTGCTTTCAACGAAAAATCCATACATTTGAGGTGGAATGATATCGACCGGGGGGTTCTCGTCCCATCTTACTATCCAGTTGTTACACAGCAACAGGCGGATTTTGCTAGCGATGCGGCGATTACCCCAGGCTATCGTATTTCCCCGTAAATCCAGAACCGTCTCGTGACGTTTCCGGAACATCCCAACACCACGCTCATTCGCGCTGGCTGTGATAACCGGCGTAAAATCCCTCAACAACTGTTCCATTGCCGATTCGGACATCTGGCAGTTACGGGCGGATAGTCCCTTAATACCCCTGTTAATACCCAATGATACGTACGACAACTGCGTACATCCGTCGATGTTCAGACTCTCCAGTAGTGGCGCTTCGTGAATATACAGGTGCTGGAGATCCGTATTCCCCTCAAGGTTGAGGGTTTTCAATCCCAGTCTCGGCGTGTTAATATTAACATAGATAAGTCGATTTCGCTGCAGGTTCATGTGCCCGATAAGCGGATCGATAATGGTGTTTTTATCCGTATCCAGCCAGTAATCATCCCAGGCAACCAGAGACTGGTTGGTCAGCTTGAACGTGTCGATAGGCCCATGCCCCTCTCGTTCAATAACGATCTCGAGTGAGTCGGTCAACTGTTTACGTATAGCAGATCGGAATATACCCTTCCCGGTCACGTGGTTAAAGTACCGATCGCTAGGCCCGAACTCGAGCACGCTGGAGTTCTCCACGTATTTCGTATAGCCCGTAATCATCGTCTCAGCCTCCCTCCTTGTAAGGTCCTCGGGCAAAACTCAAACCAGTACTTGCCTTCATACGGCGGATTAAACTTCTTACATTTGAGTAGTGACATACACGCACCGTACAACATCGGGTCGCGAAGTGACGCACAGCCGGTCTCCGTGTCCTTAAGCACAGGGGAACGGGATAGTTCGCTCAATCCATTGGCGGTAAATACTGCTTGTGGGTGAGTAGGGGGGACGGGCGTATATGTTACCGTCCGGTCCAGCCCCGAGCCTAACGGTCTATCCACACTCACAACACCCGGCACGATCCCGTCCTCACCGTAGCCTGTCTCCGGAAACAACGACTTGTTGTACCCGACACTGCATAGTTCTGTTGTATCGTAGCCGAGTTCGTCGCATCCCGTTCCGCCAAACTTCCTACACGATTGGACGGGATTGAAAGAGGAAGGGGAGGATGTGGTATTACCACCCACCGTTGACTCGTACGTCGTTGTGTAGTCGGAGACTGGGAGTACGGCTGAACCTGCACTCTCGGCTCCGTCAACACTTCCACTACCACCTCTACCCGTACCACCCAGTCCGTTCGCCAGCAGGTTCGATACCGCCACCCGGACATAACTCCCCTCCTCGACACGGTTGATACGTTGCGTGGTGAATACCCCCAGGCTCGTACCGGAGCTGGAGACTACCGCCGCCTCTTCCGGAGTCAATGAGTTGGTCACCCGGACCCCGTTAGGCACCCGGGAATTACCAATCCCTGGAGATTCAACGATACGGTAGTTGCCACCAGAACCACCATCTCCCTTTACTGTGTCTATCAGTGCCGAGAACTCCTTATTCTGGGCGGCAATTAGCGGGTCACTGTATACCTCGGATGTGTTATCCCCGCCCGCGAAATTGTCCAGCACGAGTCGGGATACTTTCAACCTGTCCGTTAACGTCTCCATCGTGTCCAGGAGCTCGAGCATGGTGACGTATCGATCTGCGGGCTCGTTAACGAGCTGGCCAGAATTTCGATAAGGAGACAGCGTGTACAGCAGGCCGAACAGATTACAATAACGGAGCAGAGAGGTCATACGGCCGCCCCTGACCCCGTTGAGGAGTTTACCGAGGGGGGACGTAGCACTGGGGGAGTTAAGAGCCGCGTGTAATTCGGTCGGCGTGATGCCCTCGGCCCTGTTATACAGACCGGAAACTCCCTTTCCGATATTGCCAGCCGATCTTTCAATCAGATCGTTCCATAGCGGCTTCTGGCTCTCGTATCCGGTATTATCCGCCACGACCATTTGGGCGACGGTCCCACTCAACAACTCAACATCCTCTGGACGTTTCAAAATAGTTGGGACGCCACTGATTAGTAGCCGACTAATCGACTCAAACAGGTCGAGGTTATTTCGTTTCAGAATGGAGTCGAAGACGATCAGTTGGCTCGGGTCAACCGCATACGTTAACGTCACAACGTAGCCGATTAACCTTGAGTACTGGCTACCAGTAACCTTCGACGCTAACGACCGGCTACGGTCCAGCAGCTCCAGCACCCGAACTAGTGATTTGTCCGGATCCACCCCGTACAGATAATTCGTATACCGGTCTACGGCTTCTTGGCCGCCAAACTCGTAAAGGAGTTTCGTTAGATCGTAGGCCCGGAAGAACGAAATAACATCCCTGGAATCCGTCACTGGTGCGAATTTGTCGATCAGCTCGGACATCGACGTAATTCCCATGATCTCCTGAACCTCCACCCGATCGAACCCCAGCGCCAATAGTCTTTTCTCCGCCTTGTCCCTCTGCGGCTCGTAATACGTTAATGCGAGAGACGGCACGTATCCGTCCGGCTTAAATCCAATATTTCTGACAGTGTCGGTCAAATCGGACAGCAGGTTACTCAGTTCCGCCAGCCTGTCATTGATATCGTGGAGGTCCGGCTCGTATCCCAGCAACGAGTAGAGGCTCCGGTGCGCGGAAAGTAACAACCCAATCGCTCCTGTGAATCCTACCGCCCGCTCGCGAACATCAATAGACCGTGGAAACACCTTAGCCAACGCTTGGAAATGGAGTGAGGTGTTTCCGATACCGTCCGGAGGCCGGTTCAGCAACGACCCAACCGTATCACCGATCCTCAAACACTGCACGTAGACGGATTCTAGGGACAGGGAAACAAAGTCGAGACGAGAGGAGCTACTTGTTGCCGGGGGCACGTACCGATCAACAATCCCGTTCCTGTATTTGTCCGATACCGGGTTGGTCGTCCCGTTCACGGTCTGGTTACCCGATCTAGTTGTGTATAGAGGGTTGAGGAATTTCAGCCCGGGCATCCTTGTATCGGTTGCCTTCTCCCCATACATCTCATCAAACTTGCCAAACTCCCCGCCGACAACCCCACCCGGTAACCGTTTCCCGTACGACATCGCCATGAGGTACTCGTAATACCGGGCCTGGTACTCCACAGCCCCCGTAATCGACCCCTGATAGCCGCCAAACTCCACCGCGAAGCTGTACAGGCGCTTGATGTCACTATATACTTTGTTCCCCTCGCCCGCAAACGTCGCGGTGAGCAGCGACTCATCGGATACGGCCGGCAACCCGTCACCCGTCTTGGAATCAGACGTTATCGCGTTGATGTCGGGCGACGCGGCAGACACCATATCCGCACGGGAGATGACGTTCTGCTGAAAAAGGCTGGAGAATCTACCTGGTAGCCGGCTACGGGTGACAGAAGCGCCCAATCCAGCCTTTCGATTCACCGCCAACAACCGTGAACGGGTGGCCGGTAAACTTACCGACAACTCGGACACCCCGTACTCGGGGATGTTTGACAGGTACTCGGGCAGCCCGGGCACGAGCAACAGGCTCAGATCGGATAGCGACTCAACCAGCAACGTCTCATACCTCTTGTACGTACGTACGGTGTCCGGATCGATAACCCCCGCACCAGCAATCTCCCCATACACGCTGTCAAATACCAGCTCTAGTAATTCGCTCGCCAGTGCCCGATCAAAGTTAACAACAAACACGGTTTCGGTTAACAACCCCCGGAGTGGGGTTATCGTTACGAACTCCTCCGTCTCCACCCTGTCTGTCACCGCGATCAGCAGTTCCACCGCAATATCGAAAAACTTCAGCCGGTCTTCCTCGACCGGAAAGTACCCGTACCGGTCCATCCCACGTGTGACGATACCCCCCACACGCTCTTTTACCAGCTCGGTAACTTGACTCACGAAAAAATCTACGCTATAGTATCACTATCTAGCTTTCAACCGAAAATCGTGTTGAAGTCCCTAACGACGGAGTATTTTCCACCCATGCTAAAAGTCGCATTACTGTATACGGGCAGATCCCGTTTCGAGAGGGACCTTGGTAAGATGGTCACGTGCCTGGAGGGGTTGCTGAAGGAGACGGACGGGGTTGAGGTGACATCAGTACAGTTAGATCCCGTCACCGTTCCCGACTACTCCACGTACCACCACCTCGTGTTCTGTGGCTACGACCACATCACCCTCGCCCATCTACACCTCGCGCTAGGAGTGACAGACCCCACTGTCACCCGTATCACATTGTACGATGAGCCGGGCGCGAGTATCGAACGGGAGTTAAACACGCTGTTGTTCCGGGGAGTTGACGTGAACGCCCGGATCCCTGCCGGATCCGTCACCCGCCTAACCCACTCCTGGTCCCACCGGGACATCGTTGCGGTGTGTAAGCAAGACGTGCTAAAGTACACGAATGAGGACACCCGATCCGCTGGAAAAGATTCTGGCCCTCAGCCAGTTAAACCTCCCACCCGAACTCGTTCGGGAAGTACTCGAGCACGACAAGTGGCGGGTAAGGGAGCAGCACCGGCACGAGAAGGAGATGGCGGTGCTGAGGGGGGAGGTGGTGACGGGTCAGGGGACAACTGACCTGACCGAGTTTAACGCCGAAACGTCTCACGGGCAGGCGGCCGACACCCATATCGGGTTGTTGGCCAAGGGCAAGGTGTCCTCAGGCGCTGCGCTTCTCGCAAAGGAAATCGACAACCAGGATAACCTTCCGATACCGCTCCTCGCCCTGTTCCTCACCATATCATGGTGCGGGGAACGGCTTGCTAAGTGGCCGAAGGCGAAGGACGCGAAGACGGCTATGTCGCTTCGCGACGACCTGGCCAAGGAGGTTGAGAAATACGGGGTGGTGAAAGTGGCGAAGGCGGCGGAGTTGGTTTCGGGTCATCTCGACACCCGGTGGGATGACCGCCTTGTAGCCGAACAGCTCTCCGAGTTGAAAGAGAAGTACGAGGAAGTCAAGACCTCTTCCATATCTTCCTCCCCGCTATTCGCTGAATTCCATAAAGCCTACCCGCACATCAATGGTGAGCTATTCGACAAGTGCTATGATCAGAACGGCCAGAACTTCACCGCGTCTGCGATCTACCTGCTACGCCGGGAGTTCAAGTTCAACCCGCCACCGGAACTACCGCAAGACGGTTTCGAGGTCCGTTGGCAACAATACCTACCCACTTACCTAGGACAATGGCAAAAAGAACTAAGAAGTATGGAGACCAGGATGCGCGTGGCCCAAAAGGCATGGAAGGAGTCAATGTCCTGACGAATACGGACTTCGGGGTTTTCGTGGAGGGGGCTGAGGAGACGATTGAGATGTTCGAGCGAGGAGAGCTGAGTAGGGAAGACCTATATTCCACCATCCTCGATCTAGATGTCGTGTATCGGTCTAAGGACAAAGACAATGACTGATAATAACTTCCTCGTGTACATGTATATGAGGAAGGATGGGACTCCTTATTATGTCGGGAAGGGTCGTCCGAATAGGCCGTACAAAAAAAGAGGTCGACCTTGCGGTACTCCCCCAAAAGAAAGGATAGTTATTTACCAAGAAAATTTAGATGAAGAAACAGCTTTTAGTTTGGAGAAAGAGCTTATTGCTAAGTACGGCAGGAAAGATGTCGGTACTGGTATTCTCCACAATCGGACAGAAGGGGGAGAGGGATCATCTGGACATAGACCTTCTAAAGAAACTATATTTAAAAGATCTGGTAAAAATCACTGGAACTACTCTCCCAGAGATTGGTATCACCCTATTCACGGTGAGGTACTCCAAAAATCCCCAAGTGAACTTGTGGAAATGTTTCCAGAGCAAAAATTACATAATAGCGAATTATGTCGTATGGCTAAAGGAGGGAAAATTTATGCCAAAGGGTGGTGTCTTTTAGAAAATAGAGGATCAGAAGTCACAAGTAAAGTTCACAAACCAAGGGATTGGTATCATCCTGACTATGGAAAAGTTTTGCAAAAAACTTGCGCTGAGCTATCAGATATGTTTCCTGAACAAAATTTAAGCAAAAGTTGTCTATCATGCGTTGCTAATGAAAGAATAAATCACCACAAAGGTTGGACTCTTTTGGAGAATAGAGATTGCAAAATTAAGCACTTTATGAGAATACCAAGGGATTGGTTTCATCCTGTTCACGGGGAAATTTTGGGAAAGTCTATACCAGAGCTTTTAGAGATGTTCCCAGAACAAAATCTTTCAAGACGTGGGTTATCAGAGGTTGCAAATAGTAAGCAGAATTCCAGCAGAGGGTGGAGGCTTTTAAAAAATAAAGATTGCAGTTTCAGATCCCCTGAAGGAATACTAAGGGATTGGTTTCATCCTGATCATGGAGAGATTTTGCAAAAATCTTGTACCGATATTGTAGAGATGTTTCCAGACCAGAAACTTTCAATGGGTCACTTATCAGGTGTTGCGACTGGAAAAAGAAGATCTCATAAAGGCTGGAGGCTTTTAAAGAATAAGAATTGCGACTTTAAACCTTACAAAGGAGTATCATGGAACTGGTTTCACCCTAATCATGGAGAGATTCTTGGTAAATCTGTATCAGAGCTTATAGAGATGTTCCCAAACGAGAAGCTTTCTCGGAGCCATCTAGGTGAGGTCACTAGGGGGGAGAAAAAATCCTATAGGGGTTGGACGCTTTTGTCAGAATCCGTTGAAAGCTAGGAAGAAGAGAAATGACCTAGTACCCTAACCGTATGGCTGACGAGTCTAGAAATAAAAAACGAATTATTAGGACGGGCTATAATGATCGTCTCTATGGATTGGGAGTCAGACAAGGAGATTTAGCTGGTTACGTAGGAGACCCGTACCAATTTAGCGGCGTCCCCACTGTAGCCGGTAACACTATACTCGCGCGTCGTGACGATGTCCTCGTGACCGAGGGCGGAGGTGGACCCCGGGCGGTGGAGCAATACACCAGGCTCCTAAACGACTCGACGGTTTACGCTGCGTTCACTAAACTAGCCGACGAGATTATTCAACGAGAATGGGTAGTCAAAGCGGCCTCGGACTCCGACAAGGACGAAGAGGTTGCGGAATTCGTCCGTCAGGTACTGTACAAAATTGGTAGTAATACCCGGCAGTCTAGAGGTCAGGACATGCTCGTGTCCTCGAATACGGGTTTCAACGCATTCGTTAAGGGAATGTGTGAGGCGTTAATCCTAGGTATCAGTGTAGGCGAGATTTGCTGGGCAAGGCAGGGAGGTTACGTCGTCCCCTCAGAGCTCAAAATTCGTGATCCAAGACGGTTCCAATTTATATTAAATGGAGATGGAACTGTGTCGCCAAGGCTCGTCACCGTCAACTCCCCTGTTGAAGGGTTGCCTATCCCTGTGAGATCTATGATCATCCATAGGTACCACGCATACGCGAACCTTGGAGATCCATACGGTACCGGCCTCGGACGTCAATTATACAGCCTAGTGGAGTTCCGACGCACGTTAATGTCATTCTGGCTACAGTATGCTGATAAGCATACAACGCCAACCGCTGTTGGTAAGTTCAGCCTCGGAACCCCAGAAGAAGAAGTCCAGTCTTTATTTACAGCATTGCAGCGTCTTGGGCAAGAGACCGCGATAGTCTGCCCGGACGAATTCAGTATTGAATATCTGAAGTCCGAGGGAAGACCGGAACTCTACCAGACGTTAATTACGTATGTCGACCAGCAGATCTCCTTCCTGATTAACGGGGAGGCTGTTGTCGGCCAGGAAGGTAGCACGGGGTCCTATGCACGCGACCAGGTCGCCGACTCCGTCCGGATCCGCAAGGCGAAGGCGTTCTCGGACCAGCTCGACGAGACGTTGAACGCCACGTTGGTCCGCTGGGTGGTCGAGCTCTCCTACCCCGGAGCCGCCATCCCCCGAATCTACCGCGACTTTAGCGATATCGAACAGCGCGGCGAAGACCCAGTCAAGACCGTACAGATCCTAACACAGCTCCAGGCTGTCGGGTATAAAGTTACCGATCTCGACTGGCTACGGGACAAACTACTCATTCCGTCCCTCGAAAAAGTCGATCCGGCTGAGATGATGGGAGGGGTGGGTGGCATGTCGGAGCCGCAGTCCGTCAATTCCGGCGAATCCGACGGGTCGGTTATCGGCGAAAGTGTTATCGGCCGCATGCTATCAAGTGCGGCGTCCTCGTCTGTTGCAGGTTCGGAGAACCTGGACTTTTCCGAATTCGATGAGTCCGGAGATCTTAAGGATCAGACGGTGCGGGATAAGGTGGCCAAGAAGATCAGTGAACGTTTCTCGCAAGGCGGAACGGACGAGGTCGGCTGGGATCGCCTTGCCGTGGGCATCAGCAGCAATGATGCGGAGACGTCTAAGATCAACATCGATGAGAATGTCAGCGTTGGCGATATCGTCTATACGACTAAACGGCTACTCGATGAAATCCGGATGACACGTAAGACTATCCCGGCCGAGCAAGACAGGTTGCGGTACGATCTGGTGGAGTATGAGAACATGGCGTTACGGGGTGAGGAGTTCCCGGCGGATAAAGTCGGCGGATTAATCAACACATACGCGAAAGTGTATCGGCTCAACCGTCATCACGTCCACGGGGAATGTGTCGTTCTCGATCCGGAAACCACGGGCTACTGGTCATACTTCGCCCCGTATTTTCTGTAAGTACACCTTAACTCATACCAATCGTTCGTTGAAAGCAAGGTAGACGGAGACCTCAACTCACTCCAGATTTACCGCCATGATACAAATCAAGCCAATCTCGCAAAGCCAATTTTTCGTGCAAGCGAGTCCATTCGCCCACTACTTTTTGTCGTTTTCGGGAATTCGAGATACCGCCGCAACTAGCCAATACTCTAGTGGTTTTACACAGCGTGTGTATAACCTTAAGGGGCCAAAAACCCTCTCCGAGTGTACTTTGTCTGCCGCATGGGACCCCGTACAAATGGCTGACATTGTAGATTATTGGAAGGCCTCAACTTGTGATTTTCTCTCGCTAACAATTACACCTGTAACCTGTGGTGAAAACCCCCAGCCCCTAGGTTCCCGCACCATTATCATCCCGGATGCCCAGATGACCTCTCTGAACTTCGGTCAGGTAGATCGTACCAGCGGCAACCCTAGCACGATCGAATTGACATTCGTTGGTGACAACTTCCTTTACGCATAAGGCGTAAAGCATACAGCACGTAGGCTCATGGGCGTTAGAGGGTTTAGCTCAAGCTGTTTGACGTCCGAGCAACGGACGGCTCTAGCCGCTGTCGGCATCGATCCTGAAGGGATCGAGGATACGTCGTGTACGGCTCCGAGTCTCAACACCTGTGAACGAGACGCCAACTCCGCCATAGACTTCTACGGTCTGTACGACCCACAGAAGGGGGAATTCTCAACCTGGGGGACGATCTTCTTCAAGTGGGGAGAGTCCCCCGAAGGGAAAGACTCCAGGTGGGGGTATGCGGCTTATATCAACCCGTTCTCGTATGAGGTGGGGGATTTTGCCGCCCGGGTTGAGTCGGACGGATACAGGGTTGTGGTCTACCGGGCCCTAGAAAATATCCCGGCCTTCCCAGGGCTGTTTGATTCGTCCCAGTGGGAGGTTTACTGCACGGTGGAGACGACCACACCCATCGGGACATTGCCCTACGGCGAGTTGTTATCGGCTTACGGTTACTTTGACGATGAAGAGGTCTATGGCCCTGGGGACAGAGTGCTGGTTGACGGAACATGCGGCAATCTGACCTACCTGTTCGAGTCGCAAGTTCCCGATAATTCATCAATCCCCGACGTCAACTCGTCCTCATGGATACGCCTCTCCATCACCCCAAACAAAAAACCGAATACGTGTGAGAAACCACCCGTTAACTGTGATAGATATTACGGCCGAGTACCCGTTTCCCTAAGCGACGGAGTCAACGATGTCGTCTGCGTACCAGTTGAAAGCACTATAGGACTAACTTCACCGGAATATGTCACCGACTAACTCCTACAGCACATCCTGCACGCCGAACCTGGGCGGGGTAAAGGAGTATTATACGAAAGACGAGGTGAATAGGCTGCTGGCGTCCAAGGCCGGTGTCAGCACAACGTATACACGTCTGCACCTGGACAACAGGTTCGGTGACATCGACAATGACCTGTCGGCGCTGACCTCTGGCAAAGTAGACACGCTACAGCTTAATTCGGCCCTGGAGCAGCTACGAGGGGAGATAGAATCTGATATTTCCGATACGTACGCGACTCTGTCCGATACGTATACAAAGGAACAGGTTGACGTCCTTCTGTCCGGTATAGATATCAACCCATCCGATTACGTTGTCAATAACCCTACCACAACTCTACAGAATACTATTTACCCCGGGTCAAATAACGCCATCGCGCTTAGTGTCAGGGGGTCGAGCGTTAACCCGATAGTTACCCGGTGGCTGGACAGCAGCGGAGACGTTATCGGCTATGTGAGTAACAACGGGACGTCGACGTTCGAAGGTAGGGTGACTGTTGGAAGATTAGTAAGTGATGGTGGAGTGGGCCTGAATACTAGCGGCAAGAGGGTGACTGGAGTGGCCGTCCCCGTACTCGGATCAGACGCCGTCCCCCTCAACTACCTCCAGTCTTACATTCTCCAGTTTTACGAGGAAATCATGCGACCAGAACCCTACCCGTACTACACCTTTGACTCCGGGGAATACTAATATATCATGCCCACCCTAAACCGAGACATATTTAAAAATCTCCGCAGCCCGGTATTGGAGCGTAGACCGTTGCCTGCCGACGTACAGGACGGGGAAATCGCTATCAACTCCCACACCGAAAGTGTCGGACTTTTTGTCCGTGACACGCTTGGGAAGATAAGGAAGGTGGGCCCGGCGCACATAGGGACTACTCCCCCCACCCCCAACAACTACACGGAGTTATCGGGCGGCGAGTTATGGATCGACACCTCAGCACCCGAACCGGTCGTAAAGTTTTACGATGAGCAATTAAGCATATGGGTGTCGTCCTCAGGCCTGTACGACTCCGGTTTACAGACCGACAATATTATAGTCGGTAACGAAGACGGGATATCCGAGGCGTATCTCCTTAATCCAGAGTCGTTCGCTGTCGAACACGATGACGGTTTGGAGAACGTCCGGATTACCGATAGCCCGAAGTTCGGCTCGTACGGATTCGTAAGCGAATCGGGTACGGAGGTGAATGTAAAAGTCTTCAGTGGCTTGGTTGTAGATGGTGACGACGACTGGCACGAATTAAACTCGTATGATAAAACCCTCTACCGTAATGGGAAATATGTAGTTGAGGTGCTGACAGACACCGGAGACATATCCGTTACCGAATTCTTAATTTGTCACAACGGTACGGATACTTTCTATACCGAATACGGATCGGTTGGTAGTGTCACAGACCCCCTGGTTGACTTCCGGGCCGTTGTCGTTACCGACAACATCTCCTTGCAAGTTCGCAGGGTGGTTGGGGTAACAGGCGACATTACAATCCGATCCCTTCAAACGTCACTTTTCTAACCCTCAGCCATGCCAACTCCCCGCCCGTTAAATACTCGCCACGGCCTCAGCGTTGGAACGAAGTCCGTTGTGGATGGTAGTGGAACGTTAACGGATGTCGGCCTGCTGTCAGATCTCGATACGGCAGACACCACCAGCATCGTTAACGCGGTTAACGAGGTCAAGGGGGATTTTGAGAACATTACGACGGACGAGGTAGCCGAGGGCCTATCCAATCTGTATTTTACGACTCAACGGGCGCGGGATTCGTTTTCACCTGGCACCGGAGTATACATTACGGATGGCGAGGTGTCCGTAGGACAGAGTGTCGACACAACCTCCAACGTAACGTTCAACGATCTCACCCTCTCCGGCTCGTTAAACGGACCGAGTATCATGTATATCGACCCGGCGTCACTTGGTGACGACACGGGCGAGGTCGTTATTCGGGGGTCGTTAACCGTCAAAGGGACGACGACAACTATCGACTCTACGTCTGTGGAGATCGCTGACGTTAATATCCTTCTCGCCCGTAATGCGGCTAATGCGGCCCAAGCGGATGGGGCGGGTATCTCAGTTGCGGGATCGTTGGCCGAAATCTCATACAACGCGTCCGGGGACTCATGGGATGTCAACAAGCAGTTAAGCGTTGAGGCCGGAACGGCATCCGCACCCTCATACTCTTTCCGCACCGATCCGGACACAGGAATTTACCTGTCCGGCACCAATTCCCTATCTATTGCCACCAACGGGACCGAATACGTTAGCGTTGACTCTGCTGGCGATGTCACGTTGTACGGGGGGGATATTGTTTTCAACCGCACGACGTACGGAGTTACTCTAGGTTCCCTCAGCCTCACCGAAAACCGTACGGTGAATCTGCCAGACACCAACGGAACGATTATTACGAGTGGGGATACGGGCACGGTAACGTCGGTCATGATTGCGGACGGCACCATTGTCGATGCGGATATATCGGCGACGGCCGAAATTGCTGTAAGCAAGCTGGCTGACGGGGCGGCTCGGCAACTCCTCCAGACCGCAGAGGACGGAGTCGGTGTCGAATGGACAGACAATGTGGACGTTCCCGGTACCCTCGATGTCACCGGCATCTCCACCTTCGACACTAAGATCCGGATCGGTGCGGCGGAGACCGCGAACGAGCGAGAGGTTGCCTGGAACACGGACGAAGGCACCCTAGATCTACAACTGTTAAACGGAGTCATCACACGGGTCGGGCAGGATACGATAACCCTGTGCCGGAACAACACGCTGTCACCGATCCCCAAGGGAACGGCGGTAATGTTTAACGGAACGGTCGGCAACAGCGGCCGGATTGCCGTCGCTCCAATGGTCGCTAACGGCACCGTACCCGGATACGTTTTCTTCGGTGTGACCGATCAGGCGATTGCGGCGGGGGAGGATGGATACGTTAAGGCGTTTGGCGAAGTCAAAGGAATCGATACCACCTCGTACGCGGAAGGCACGGTGCTGTGGTGCAATCCGGCCGTCCCTGGAGGATTCACGGCCACAGAACCCGCCGCCCCCAACCTGAAACTCCCGGTCGCCGCCGTCATCAGCTCGGGTAACAACGGAATCGTGATGGTCAGGTGGACGACGGGTAGCCGGCTCAGGGACTTGCACGATGTCGAGTCGAACGGGACGACGGCGAACGGCGAAATACTCGTATACAATTCCACCGCGATGCGTTGGGAGCATGGCAGTACGTTGCCGACACTGTCCCTAACCTCCTCGCTTGTATTCGAGGGCAGCACAGCCGACGATTTCGAAACCACACTGTCTGTTGTCGATCCGACCTCCGACCGAAGCATCTTGTTGCCGAACGTATCGGGCACGGTGGTGACTACGGGCGACACCGGCACGGTCACGTCGACAATGATCGCTGACGGGACGATCGTCGATGCGGATATAAATGCTAGTGCGGCGATTGAATTTAGTAAACTGGCAACCCTAAGCAGCGGTAACATCCTGGTTGGTAGCAGCGGAAACGTAGCGACCAGCGTTGCGGTCACCGGAGACGTCACCCTAAGCAACACTGGTGCTGCTACGGTTATCAGCGGCAGTACGAATGTTGCGGGCAAGTTACAGTTAACAGATAGCACGTCCAGTACCAGTACGACGACGGCGGCTACTCCAGCTTCCGTAAAAACCGCTTACGATCTGGCCGCTGCAGCTTTGCCCAAGTCCGGCGGCACGATGACCGGCACGATCACCTTCGCCGCCGGCCAAACCCTTAGTGGGTATGTCGCGACAACAGATATTGGCGTTACGGTCCAGGCGTACAATGTTAACAACGCCGTAACCAATACCCTCCAGACGTTTACAGCCGCGCAGAGGGGAGGAGTTGTAACGTTGACCCCAGCCGGCACCGTCACCCCCGACTTCGCAACCGGGAACAACTTCACGTTGTCGTTGGACCAGGCCACAACCCTAGCTAACCCGACCAACCTCGCCGCCGGACAATCTGGCGCGATACGGGTCGTCCAGGATTCAACAGCTCGGACGTTGTCCTATGGAAGTTATTGGTACTTTGAGGGGGGAGTTCCGACCCTCGGTACTACGACCGGTGCGACGAGCGTTATCGCGTACTATGTGGATAGTACGACACACATCACCGCCAAACTGATCAACCAGCCGACCAATACTTAACGGTCTTAACCGTATCCAGCATCCGGTCCAGGAAAAGTTCGGGCACGAGTCCGGCCAGGTCGGCCCTGGCCGTTTCAGGGTCATCCGGCCAGCCCGACGACACGTAAGACAGGAACTCCTTTAACTCCTCAATGCTCGCGTATCGGCCCGGCAATAGGTCCAGCATTGAGCCGGTCCATACTAGGATGTCACCACTCGCCATAACGATGACGTCGCCGGGAGACAACTTTTCCCGCTCAGGTATCGGATCGGTCGGTTTTCTAAGGACGTAGACGGAGGGTGAGGACATGACTGTGCCGGATTAGAACTCTGATTCTTTCACTGAATCGTCGCTAAACAGCTCGTCCATCGCCTGCTTCAACTGAGCGACCATGGTGTGGATGAGGTGCTGGTTCCGAGAGACTCTCGCCTCGGCGTAAGCGTCTACCAGGGTTTCGAGTGTTTTCCTGTTCATGGCGGGGGTAAGGGTACGTAGCGGATGTTTACCATCCTGTCCTCAACATCCTAGCACATAACTCCGTTGAAAGCAATATAGGAGTTAATTGTTAGGTGTTTATGTCCGCCTCACCGTACTACGGCGTATACCCCCTTGTTGCGGGAAAAGGGACTTCCGGTAGGCCATCGGTTACGTTTGTCAACGACTACCGGACGGGGATCTACAGCCCGGCGGAGGGTGTTCTCGCCATAACGTCGGAGGGGGGAGAGGTTGTTAGATTCGGGTCGGCGGATATTTCCTTACCCGGATCCGTAAACCTCCGCCTATACGACTCCGATAATACGAATTACGTTGGGTTTAAGTCCCCGGACACCGTATCCACCAACGTGACGTTTACGTTGCCGGGAGCAGACGGTAGCAGTGGCCAGGTGCTTACCACCGGCGGGAACGGTGTGTTGTCCTGGAGCAGCGCGACGGATACGTTGTCGACTTTGACTCCGGCTGACGGGTCGATTGTTATCGGAAACGGTACTGAGTTTGTTACGGAATCCGGGTCGGTCGCTCGTTCCAGTCTCGGGTTAAGCATTGGTGTTGACATCCAATCGTACGATGGTAATACGGCCAAGACAAACATCACCCAGACGTTCACTGCTGGGCAGAGGGGCGTTGTAACGACGTTGATAAGCTCGGCTACGTTG